GTAAGCAGTTCCTTTGCAATTACGGCGCTTGGTACAGTGTCCGGTTCAGGCCCGGTTAGCATGGCCGACAACGGTACGCAGATCATGATCGCTGCCGATCCGGCGGGCTACATCTATAATACCGCGGCGGGCGTCTTCGCGCCGATCACCGACCCGGATTTCCCCGGCGCTTCGGTCGTGGATTATCTCGACGGCTATTTCGTCTTCATCGAACCCAACAGCCAGCGCATCTGGGTGACGGCCTTGCTGGATGGCACCAGTATTGACCCGTTGGATTTCGTGAGCGCTGAAGGTGACCCAGACAACATTATCAGCATGATCGTCGATCACCGCGAGGTCTGGCTGTTTGGCAATAACTCGACCGAGGTGTGGTACAACGCTGGGCTGTCTGACTTCCCGCTTGTGCGTATTCAGGGTGCCTACAACGAGTTAGGCTGCGCCGCCCGCTATTCCGTGGCCAAGATGAACAACCAAGTTTACTGGCTTGGCAAGGACTTCCGCGGTCAGGGCATCGTCTACGTCGCCAACGGCTACCAAGGCCAGCGCATCTCGACGCACGCGGTCGAATGGCAAATACAACAGTACGGCAACATGTCGGATGCTGTGGCCTACACCTACCAGCAGGACGGCCATTCGTTCTATGTGCTGTCGTTTCCGTCTGCGGGTGCGACGTGGGTTTACGACGCCACGACGGGCGCGTGGCACGAACGCTGGGCATGGGAGAACGAACAATGGGCGCGGCAGCGCGGCGCGACGCAAGTGTTCTTCAATGGCGAAAACTTAGTGGGTGATTACCAGAACGGCAACCTGTACGCTTACGATCTGGACGTCTATTCCGACAACGGGCAGACGCAGCGCTGGTTGCGGTCGTGGCGCGCATTGCCGACCGGCGAGAACACGCTCCGACGTACAGCGCAACATTCGCTCCAGCTTGACTGCGAAACGGGCGTTGGCCTCAATTTGTATCCGGCATACGCGGCTGAAGACCTGACGGCTGAAGACGGCGACATCCTATTGGCTGAATACACGCAGAACGATCTGACGACCGAGAGCGGCGAGACATTGACGACCGAAGCGAATGACGGGTTTGAAACGATTGCCGACAACCCAGACCCGCCTTACGACTTCACGCCGCCAGTGTATCTGACCACGACCAGCTATCCGGCAGCGCCTGGCTACGATCCGCAAGTTATGCTCCGCTGGTCGGATGACGGCGGCCACACTTGGTCGAACGAACACTGGCGGTCGATGGGCAAGATCGGCCAGTTCGGTTACCGCACCATCTGGCGCCGCCTCGGCATGACGCTCAAGATACGCGACCGCGTCTACGAGGTGTCTGGCACCGACCCCATCAAGATCGCCATCATGGGGGCTGAACTACAGGCGAGCGGCACCAGTGGTTAACATCACTAACATCACCCCACCGCGCGTACCGCTGACGGACCCGCGGACTGGGCTGATCGCGCGTGAGTGGTATCTGTTTCTGCTTAGCCTGTTCAACCAGACGGGACAGAGCGCCTTTTCGCTGGAGGACATCCAGAAGGGGCCTGTCACTGAGGCAGCCTTCTCCGATACATCGGAACTGGACAAGCAGATCATGGGCCTCCAGATGGCCCCGCAGCCGGAACTTGGCACCATGGCGTCGGTTCAGCAGGACAACGTACGCTTCCTGCGGTTTTCCCGCAACCCCTCGCCGCCGGTCGTGTCCGACGTCGGTGTCATGGCGTGGAACACCGCGGACCAGACGCTGAACCTTGGCATGGAATACGGCGTTACCCAGCAGATCGGGCAGGAAACCTACGCCCGCGTCGGCAACACGACCGGTGTTACGATCCCGAACGGTTCGGTCGTCGGCTTCGCTGGCGCTACGACTGACGCCCTTCTGGTTGCGCCCTATTTGGCGGATGGCTCTACACCGACGCTCTACATCCTCGGCGTCATGACGCACGACCTGCCGGACAGCGGCGACAAGGGCTATTGCTGCACATGGGGCTTCGTGCGGGGCATCGACACCAGCGCGTTCAGCGCGGGCGACATCCTCTACGCCAGTCCGACCGTGGCGGGCGACCTGACCAACGTCAAGCCGACCGCGCCGGACAACGTCATCCCGCTGGCCGCTTGTGTGGTGTCTGACGCAACCAACGGCGTCATCTTCGTCCGGCCGACCATCGAGCAGGAGCGGTATTACGGCGAGTTCTACAACACCACGGGCGTAACGCCACTGGCCAACAACACCGCCTATGCCATGGAGTGGGACGGCACGTCCATCGCTGACGGCGTCTCAATAGCCGGTACACCTGTCACGGAACTTACAGTGTCGGAAAGCGGGTTGTATCAGTTCAACGCGCGCATTCAGTTCTCATCCGGTAACTCCAGCATTAAAAGAGCATGGGTCTGGTGGCGGCTGAACGGGACTACAGATTACCCCAACAGCGCGGTGATCGGATCGCTGTCTGACAGCAGCGGCTATCTGGTGGTGCGCAACTCTGAGTTCTTTTCGCTTGCCGCAAACGACTATATTGAGTTGATGTGGGCGGTAGACGATACGGATTTGGCGCCGACCAGCGTCGCCGCGACGGTATTCGCCCCGGCTGCTCCGTGCGCAGTCGTTGAAGTTACGCAAATTCAGCAGTAGGATGACGCCATGACAGTCACCGTAAAAGCCCTTGTCCCCGCCCAGACCGCGAACAACGCGCAGTCCACCGTCTACACGGCCAACGGCGTGACGGCCATCATCGACAAGTTCACCGCGACCAACTACGCGGCGAGCGCGGCGACGATCAGCGTCAACTTGGTCAACCCTGGCGGATCGGCTGGTAACGACAATTTGATCGTCAAGACCAAGACGCTCCAGCCATCCGAGACGTATACGTTCCCCGAACTGGTCGGCCACGTTCTGTCACCTGGCGGGTTTATCTCGACCCTTGCCGGAACGGCGTCTGCCATCAACATCCGCGTGTCTGGCCGCGAGGTGACGTAATGGACGAGGCGGCGCAATCCCTCGTTGTGCACTTCCAAGAGTTGGACCTGCCGCCGGAAGCGATTGCTTGGCTGCTGGACGTCTGGCAGATGATCCAGGCGCTGGACGATGTGGCGGACGGCGACGACATCGACCGCCCAAGGCTGGACAGCGCCATCTGGGCGTCCCTCGTCACCATGCCCGCCAATCCCTTCTACCTCGCCAACGCGCAGGCGTTACAGACCGGGCTGGCCCTGTTGGTCCTCAAGTGGCAGGCGTCGGATGACGCCGAACGGGAGGACAAGGCCGACGCCCGGTCGTTCATGTGGCGGGCTGGCTATTATGACCTCGTCCTGCTGGTTGTCCTTTTGACGAAAGGACACGCAGGTGCTATGAAGAACGCCATGAAGGTGATGCACCTCTATGGTGAGACACTGCACGAATACTTGAAGGAGTTTTCCTGATGCCCGCACCAGTCGTAGCCGCTATTGCAGGTGCTGCCACGCTCGGCAGCGCAGCCATCGGCGCCATCGGCGCAAGCAGCGCTGCGGATAAGCAGAAAGACGCCGCCAAGAAGGCCGCCAAAGCGCAGCAGCAGGCGCTTGCGGCCCAGACTGAACTGGCCAAGCCCTACGTTGAGGCAGGCAAGAACGCGCTGGCCGAGTACCAGAAGCTGGCTCCGTACACGCCGTTTGGCATGTCTCAGTTCCAGGCTGACCCCGGCTATCAGTTCCGCATGTCGGAGGGCATGAAGGCGCTGGAACGCTCGGCCGCTGCCCGCGGTTTGCTCCAGTCCGGCGGCACGATGAAAGGCATTCAGCAGTACGGCCAGAACCTCGCCAGCGCAGAATACGAGAACGCCTTCAGCCGCTACCTGACCCAGCGCGAGGCGGCGATGGACCCGTACCGCTACCTGACGGGCGTCGGTCAGGCCGCTGCTGCCGGTCAGGCTGCCAATGTTGGTACGACAGGCGCCAATTTGGCTGCAATCGCTGCTCAGCGCGGCGACGTCAACGCAGCGCAGGCGATGGGTACGGCGCAGGCGTTTAGCGGTGCGCTCGGCAGCATCGGTCAGGGCGTCAGCAGCTACTACGCCAACCAGCCGTATATGAATTATCTGGCGTCCATCACCCCGGCTACCGGGGGAATGGGTTACGCGCCGCCCGCAGGCTATACGCAGCCAATTCTTTAACAGGTGAACCATGCCGCTCGATCCTAGCATCATCACAAACGCCATGACCAACATCACGGCGAATATGCCTGACGCCAGCAACCTTATGGCGCAGCGCGTGCAGGGCATGGAGAACATCTACAAGATTGAAACCGCGCGGCAGGCGGCAGCAGAAGAAGAGGCTGCGGCGCTGAAGAAGGAGCAGGAAGCGGCGGCTATCAAGGCACTTCTTCCGGCTTACACTTATGGCATTCAGACCGGCGACATTTCGGGCGCAGGTAATCTGGTGCCGCAGGAGATGCGCGGTCAGTTGCAGCCCTTTATTGATGCCCTGACAGGGAAGTCTCCTCAAGAGGTTCAGGCGGCGTTGATTGGTTCTCTGGCGTCCAGCCCTGAAGGTCAGGAAGCGCTCGCTGCAATTCAGCGGGCAGAAACGGCCAGCATTCAGCGCGGTCAGTTGGATGTGTCCCGCGGCAACCTTGATCTTGACCGCCAGAAGGCAGCGCTTGATGCGCGCGGCGAAGGTGAGTGGGAACTGAAGGAAGGCGAGGGCAGCTTTTTCTGGACTAACCCGCGCACCCGCGAGGTTATCCGCGCAGGCGTCACCGGTGGGGCAGTGCCGAGCGTTGCCGCGGTTTCTGAACCGGGTGTGGTTACGCCGCGCGCGCCTGTGCCCGGCGCGCCCGCTGTTGAGGCACCGATTGGCACTCAACAGCCGCCGCAAGAGTTTAAGCCGAAGCCGAAAGAAAGCGCGGAAAAAGGTATTACTGAATATCAAGGAAAAGCTATGCAGCACGCCGTTAACATGGCTGGCGCTGACGAAATAGCTTTGGAGCTGGAAAAGGAAGGCGTGGTTACTACCGACGCCGTCACTAATCTATTTGTTGGTATAGCGCAGGCTTTTCCCACGTCTTTTGGTGCCAATTTGGCGACGCAACTTGAAAGCGCTTTTAACGCAACCTTACCATCTCTTACTCCCGAAGAACAGCGTCTTGCGCGCGCGCAGCTTGAGTTTGTTACTGCCGTGCTTCGCTCAGAAAGCGGCGCTGAAATTAAAGCGTCTGAATTTCCGTCCGAATATCGGAAATATTTTGCGCTTGCTGGTGATGAGGGCAACGAAAAGCTGTTGGCTGACAAACGGCGTGCCCGCCGCCGAAGGATTGCAACGATGCGCGAAGCCGCAGGGGAAAAAGGCAGTAAAGCTATTGACCGCATTCTTAAAGGCGATGACGTACCTGTATCCGTACCAGCAGCGCCCGGCACATCTTTTGAAGGTTTTGAAGTCCTTGGTGTGGAGCCTGATTAACGATGCCTATTTACAAGGTCAAAGGTTCTGACGGCAAAGTATACCGCGTCAAGGGGCCGGAAGGCGCTACGGTGGAGCAGCTTGTCGGGGTGCTCAGGTCGCAAATCGGCGGCGAAGGTATGGTGCCAACAGTTCCTACTGTTCCGGGCGCGCCAAAATTCATTCCGGCGGAACAGGCTAAGCCGACTGCGCCGCGTGATGTAGACTTGACCGCAAAAGCTATGCAGCCTTGGGAGGCTCTGGCGGCAGAAGGTTTGGCTGAGTTTGAGCAGCCTGGCGTCGTCAACAAGTTTATTGGTGCCGGTAAAGGACTTGTCGGCGGCGTCGGTCAGATGGTTGCGGGCGGAGCGGCGGCGGCAGTCGAAGCATTACCTGACTACGTTGTTTCGCAAGGCGGACGATTTCAGCCAGATGTTGGGCGGCGCAAACTGCTGGCCGACCTTTATCTTATGGGCGAAGCGCAAGCCCCCAAAATTGTTACGTCTGCGCCTGCTGTAATTACTCGCAACGCCATGCGCGGTCCGCGCGTGCCGGTAGCGCCCGCGTCTGAAGCCGTTGATGTTTCTGCTATTAAGGGGCTGTCTGCGGCGGAAACACCAGAGGCCACAATTCGTCAGATGACCGCTGCCGGATTGCGTGAGCCCGTACCGCTGACGCGGGGCCAAGTTACGCAGTCGCCCACGCAGCTTGAATTTGAAAAGACGATGGCGAAGAAGTTTCCCGAAACTGTGGGGCGCCCGCTCGTCGAACAGAAGGAAAAGGCAGGCGAAGCCATCATCCGCAATTTTGACAAGTACATTGACGCGACCGGTGCTGAAAAGGCCGACATGGAATTGGTGCGTTCGGTTGGACGCGCCGTAGACAAGGCGCTGGTTGAAGAGGCCAAGAAGGCCAAGTTTGAAGTTGACAAGGCGTATACTGCCGCTCGTCAGTCACCAGAAGCCGAAGCGCTGGTTCCGTACGACAACGTACTAGACCTTATAGAAGAATATGACCCGGTAACGCGGAGTGAACTGGCCCCTATTCTAAATGCAGTTGAAGCAAGTCTTAAAAAGCTGGACCCTGATAACACAGGAACAATTTTTCTTGGTGATCTTCAAAGGGTACGCGAGCGCGTCAATAAACTTGCTCAGCCAGGCACACCAAACTACGAATTTGGAAAACAGATTAAAGCAGAACTTGACAACATAGAAGCTGCGTCGGGCGGCGAAAAGTTCCGTGCCGCGCGTGAATTGCGGGCGCGTAAAGCGAAATACTTTGAAAACGCATCGTTTGTTAGCGATTTGTTAAGCACAAAAGATGGTTCTAAAGACCGCGTTGTTGCACTAGATAAAATTTTTAAGCACGCTATCCTAGACGGCAGCTTGGAAGACACCCGCGCCATCGGCGTCGTTTTGAAAAAAGGCGGTGTAGACGCACAGCAGGCATGGAAAGAGTTGCAGGGGCTTACAATTGCCAAGATGCGAGACGACGCCGACGCGCTGTTCCAGAACGCTCGTAAGGGGCAGTCTGTCGAAGGGCCGCTCAATCAGTTCAAGATACGTGTTCGTGAATTGGATCGGTCTGGTAAACTAGAGTATCTGTTTGGCTCCAAGGGCGCGCAGGAAATCCGCGATACCATCAGTACCGTTGAAACTGTGCTGTCGCGCGCGCCGACTGGCGCTCGGTTTGAAATGCGCGAAATCAACGTGCCGGAAATGGAAGAGGGTTTGGTAAGAAAGCTGTTCACCAAACTTGGATCGCTCACGCCGTATTTTGGTACAAAAGTCAAAGCTGCCGCTAAAACAAGAGAGCAACTCCGTAAAGCTGCGCGCGAAGAAGAGATTGCGCGGCGGGAGACGGAAATGCTTGAACGCGAAGTGAAGAGGGCGGTAAATCCCAACTCAATGACGCCCTCAAACGTAAACCGTATGGCTAGGTGACGTGCCGTGTTTGATGATCAAGCGATAAAGGTGCTGAGTGCAATCATGCAGTGGGTTGTTGCCCCTGTAGCGGCATTTGTGTGGGTTATTTATCAGAAACAGCAGGGCCACAGCACTGCCATCGCTGTCCTTCAAGCCGAGACGGCGACGGCTCGGCTAGCGCATGACCGCGAGATCAAGGAAATCAGGGAGACGAGCCGCGCCATCATGGCGAAACTCGACAGCATCGAGGAGGCCCTGCGCAAGTGAAACTCAACAGCACATCCTTCTCACGGCTCAAGGGCGTCCATCCTGACCTCGTCCGCGTTGTACTGCGTTGCGCCGAAGACTGGGCGGACCCCGCGACCGGCTTCATCGTCACTCAAGGGCTGCGCACGCTGGAAGAGCAGAAGCTCCTGAAGGCCAAGGGTGCCTCCAAGACGTTGCGCTCGCGGCACCTCAAGGCGCCCAACGGATACGCGCACGCCGTCGATCTGGCCTGCACGCTGAAGGGGCAGGTGCGCTGGGATTGGCCCATGTACGACAATCTGGCCAAGCGCATGATGGCCGCCGCCAAGAAGGAGAAGGTGCCGCTGGAATGGGGCGGGGCGTGGGTTTCTCTGAAAGATGGACCGCATTTTCAACTGCCATGGGCGCAGTACCCAGGCACCAAAGCAGGAGCAAAGTGAATGGAAATGACTGCACATAAGGCGGTTGCCGCCTTCCTGACGAGCCTTGTGGCTCTTGTCGCCATGTTCGGCATCTCGACCGGCTGGGTGACGCCGAGCCTGATCGACAGCGTGTCGGTCGTGCTGGGCGCAGTGCTGACCGCCGTCGTCACCTACATGGTCCCTAACAAGCCCAAGGCATGACCT